CTCATAATTATGAGGAAATAAGAAGAGGGTGAAAATGCTTGAAATTCAAGGAACTGCGGCTTGCGGCTGGTCTTACACAAGCCGAGGTTGCAAAAAAACTTGGCGTAGACCAGAGCACAGTCAGCATGTGGGACACAGGAAAGTCGAAGCCATATTGGGTGTTTCATAAAAAGCTCGCCAAGCTCTACGGCGTGACCGTTGATGAACTGATGAAGGAGGAATGAGAAATGCCGAAGCTGGCAGTCAAGCGGGACACGGATTACCGCTTGACGGTGATGATCCGGGGTGAGATGGCTGCACAGGAGATCAGCATCGAAAAGGCGGCGGAGTATGCGGGGATGGCGAGATCGACGCTCTATGACCTGCTCAAAAGTCCGACGAGCTATTTTCCGCAAACGCTGCGCCTGATGCGGAAACTGAGTATTCCGGTCGAGGAAATGCGGGCGGCGATCAGCTACCCGTGGTAAAGGAGGAAGGAAGATGATCTCAAAGAGAGAATGGTACGCCGCTTTACGGCGGATGCTCAAGCGGGCGGCGCTGTGGTTCGGAGGACTGTTTTTGATGACCGCATTATTCTACTTGCGCGTTTGGGGATTGCCGCTGGACGCGGCAGTGATGGCGACGATCTCTGCTATGCTCGTATGGTACGGGGCGGCATGATGGGCTGGATCTGTTATCTCGTCTCCCGGCTCAAGGCGGCGTGGAAAGCGCTGGAGGTCGCCGCAGAGAGGCAGCGGAACTACTGGGACGCGGAGGATGACAAATGTTTGTGAAGCTATGCGAGGGATGCTCACGCGAAGAGATCTGCCAGGAGCGCATTTGTAAGTCCAGCTGGCAGCGGGAATGGCTGTGCAGCTGGGACAACATCCGCCGTTCAGGGGCAAAGAAAAAGGCTGCCCGCGTGGTCAGACGCGAGCAGCCAGAGGAAGACAAACCGATCAGCCATCGGGAATATGTCTTTGGTCACATTTTAACAGCTGGATGGAGGGATGTCAAGTGAGCACGACACTTTCTCAGTGTGCAAAAATCTTGCGGCACCTGAAGGAGTTCGGTTCGATCACATTGTTTGAATCTATCTATGAGTGCGACTGCACAAGACTATCAGCCAGAATTCATGATCTGCGTTGCCGCGGCATCCCAATCGAAACTGAAATGATCGACACGGTCAATAAGCACGGAAAGCCGATCAAATACGCGAAATACAGATTGGAGGACAAACGTGTTACCGGAAATTGATTATTCCAAAGACCCGCAAAACGTGTCGCCGCACTGCTATGACATCTTCGGCGACGAGGTCTACAAGGGGGACACCGTATACTGCGGCGACGAGGGCATGATGTGCGACCCCGGCGCGGACAACTTCGACTCGAGCAACCCGATCATGTCCCTTTTGGTGCAGCAGCTGGGGACGCGGTACATTTTGGAGCAGCTTGGCTATGAGAAGCGCGTGATCGAATAAGGAGGACAATATGCTGAAATCATTTAACGAGCTGGTGCAGCTCGACGTGATGCCGTACTGCGACAAGCGGAAGGCAAAGGACGAAAACGGCAAACAGATCGAAGTGCCCTATCTCTCTTGGGGCAACTGCAAGATGCTGCTGCATGAGAACGGTGCGGAGAGCGTCTACTTCACGCCGCGCACCAATGCGGCCGGGAGCTATGTGTTCTGCCACTATGCGACGGCGGACAAAAACAAGCGGAGCACTGGGTGCTATTTCGTGTCCGTCGATATTCACATCGACGATAAGACGTACACGATGGACTATCCGCTGCTCAACGGTGCGCTGGTGGTCTATGCGGACACGCTGAACCAGCTCCGCATTTCCAACGCCCATGCCCGCGCCTTTGTCAAGGGTGTGGCGATTTACACCGGTCTTGGGTTTAAGCTCTGGACGGCGGAGAAGGACACGGACAGCGGCGTGGATGACCTGAGCACCCACAACATCTTCGCCATCAAGCAGCGCGTGGAGCAGCTTTTGACCCAGAAGATGCAGGACGGGTACACCGTGGAGGGCATTTGTAAGGGACTTGGGCTGAATAAGAAGCAGTTTGATTCCGTTCTCAAAATGTTCGATCAGGTCAACACCTTCGAACAGATGCTCAAAAAGCTATGATTCACGACTATGATCGCAGCGGGTGGTTTGGCGCGTCAGACACGGCAACGATCATGGGGAGCTGGGGCACGAAGACCTTTCGCCGGTTCTGGCTGCAAAAGCTCGGCATGAACCGCGACCACTTCACAAATCTGGAAATGGAGACGGGCACGGCATACGAACACCGCATCCTGCAATTCATCGGCATTAAGCGGATGGACAGGCAGATTCGGAAGTACGGTCTCCGGCTCCGGGTGAACCTCGACGGCGAGGACGCGGAGGAAATCTCCGAGATCAAGACCCACAAAAGCGCCGCGTTCAAGGTCTCCCGCGCGTACTGGATGCAGGCACAGGTCGAAATGTACACCACCGGAAAGCGGCTTCGCATCGTGGCATACCGCTTGGAGCCGGAGGATTACGAAAACTGGTTCCGGGAAATTGACCCGGACAGGTTGAGCTATCACCCGGTCAAATACGCCCCCGAATGGATTGAATACGAATATCTGCCGCGCCTGCGGTATCTGGCGCGATGCTTGCGGAAAGGAGTGATGCCCGTTGACGGAGCTTACATTCGAGCAGGCTGATTGGATGATGGATGCATCTGGCACATGGCTCCGTATCAAAGCGGATGTGCCGCGCAAGGCACAAATGTTCCTCGAAACCATGAACCCCGGCAAAAAGTACGTCGCGGAGATCAAGGAGTTTCGGAAGAAGCGGAGTTTGGACGCCAATGCCTACGCTTGGGTTTTGATGAATAAGCTGGCGGGCAAGCTCAACATGGGCGTCCGTGACCTGTACCGGCATTACATCCCGGACATTCCGAACAACAGTGAAACAGTCTGTGTGCCGAACGGATCAGTGAAGAAGCTGCGCTCCGGATGGGAGCACAATGGCCTCGGGTGGTGCAGCGACGTCACGGCCTCGAAGCTGCCCGGATGCACCAATGTCGTCCTCTACTACGGAAGTTCGACCTTTGACCAGCACCAGATGGGAATCATGCTTGACCTCATCATTGCGGACTGTAAACAGGTTGGGATTGAAACACTGACGCCATCCGAGCTGGCGCGGATGAATCTGGAATGGGGTGAGAGAGCTGCACAAACAGACAAAGGCAACTAGTATCCCCGCCTCTGTAAAGGAGGCCGTTATGGAGCGTGACGGCGGCTACTGCATCGTTTGCGGTAGACCGGGAAGCCCTTGGTGCCACTACATACCGCGCTCACACGGCGGGCTTGGAATCGCCGAGAACATCATAACGCTGTGTGATACCTGCCATTTTCTATACGATCAGTCGTACCTGCGGCGGCCGTTTAAGAGCACGATAGAGCATTATCTAAAAAGCAAGTATCCCGATTGGGATGAAACAAAATTGATTTACAGGAAAGGAACTTGAAACATGGACATTGAATATTTGCAGGAACTTGTCGAACTATTCCCGGAACTTGCAACTATGCCATTTACTGAATTGGATGAATTGATCAACGGAACGACGGAGGACTGGTATGCTGAATAACATCGTGATCATGGGACGGCTCACGCGCGACCCGGAACTCAGACGGACAAGCAGCGGCGTTGCGGTTGCTTCCTTCACGCTGGCCTGTGAGCGCGACTTCGCGGCGCAGGGCGAGACGAGAGAGACTGACTTCATCGATATTGTCGCTTGGAGATACACGGCGGAGTTCGTCGATAAGTATTTCTCAAAAGGCCAGATGGCCGTTGTCACAGGCCGGTTGCAGATCCGCAACTGGGAGGACAAAGAGGGCAACAAGCGCCGCTCGGCGGAAATCCTTGCCGATCATGTCTACTTTGGCGAGGGCAAGAAGGACAGGGCGGAGACATACGAACCGCAAGGCGGATTCAGCGAGATCACAGGAGATGACCCGGATCTTCCGTTCTAGGGGGATAAGGCATGGCAAAGAACAAAGACCCTGCTGTGCTGTTCTACACGTCGGATTTCCTCTCCGGCTGTGCCCTGATGGATATGCGGGAGCGTGGGCAGTATATCACGCTCCTGTGTCTCCAAAGGGAACGGGGGCACATGACGATGCAGGAGATCACACGGGCGGTCAAGAAGCCGTCTGACGAGGTGATGAGCAAGTTCCGGCAGGACGAGGAAGGGAAATACTACAACCACCGTATGGAGCAGGAGATCGAAAAACGGGATGCACATTGTCAGCGTCAGCGAGAGAACATTGCCAAACGGTGGAATAAAGAAAATGCTCCCTCTGGTATACCGGATGGTAACACTGACGGTAATACCACGGTATTACCTTTAGGAAATGGAAATGGAAATAGAAAAGAAAGTGTTTCTATTTCTGAGAAGGAACGTAAGGACGATAGGTTTGACGTATTCTGGAAAGCGTATCCCAAAAAAGTCGGGAAAGAAGCTGCTAGGAAAGCATTCAGCAAGGTCAGGGAACCTGTTGAATCACTCCTGTCGGCCATAGAGCAGCAAACACGCAGCGAGCAATGGACGACGGAGAATGGGCGCTTTATCCCGAATCCGGCCACCTGGCTGAATCATGGGCGCTGGGAGGACGAGCTGTCCGCGCCGGAGAGTAAATATCACGCAAAACCGGGCTATGGCGTTCAAAGGCACGGCGATAAGCTCACCGACTTGGAGCGTCAGGCCATTGCACGGATGATGGAGGAGGACTAGGAAACATGAAAGCTAGAATTCTCGGAAATGATTTCAACCGCATCATTGATGCGACGAAGCAGTTTTGCGACACCAGCACGCGGCACAAAGAGCAAGAGTACATCCGTCTGGACTTCGACGCCGAGACCCAGCGCGTGACGGCTCACGCTTGCGACGGCTATCGCCTGAGTGTGGAACACTCCGTGATCGGTTTCTGTGATGAGAACTTCACGGTATACATTCGCGGTGGGTTCCGCTTGCCGAAGAAGCAGTACGCGACGATTGAGAAGGTCGAAAATGAAGTGCAGATCCGCTGTGCGGGTGTGCTGTTCGGGTTTAAGCAGCCTGATAACCCAAATCCGTTTGATTACGAAAATGTGTTCCCGAAGGAAAAGCCGCAATTCAAAATCGCGTTCAATGGAAATTATCTGCTGACAGCGCTTCAGGCGGCAAAGATAAGCGCCGGTAACACATTCCGAAATCCGATCATTTTGGAATTTTGGGGGCCTTTGAATCCGGTCGTGATTCACACCAACGAAGATGATGCAAAGTTAGTGCTTCCGATGCGGACGAAAGAGACGACGGAATGAAAATGACGAACTGCGGCTACTTGGCCGCACGGAACGCTGCTCAGATGCAGCGGGAAAGGAACGGAAAATGCTTCTCGAAAAACTGGCGCGGGCAATCGCCTGCAAGCACTGTGAAAACCCCTCGAAGCTCTATGAGCTTCAAATTCACACCGACGAACAGACCCGCGAAATCCTCCGGCTAAACCATGTGCTGGATGAGATCAAAAAGGAGCGCGAGGCGGCACGTCAAGCGGCAGACGAAAAGCAGCTGTTGCTGGAGGATGCGGTTGAAACTCTTGCTGTGATCTCAGAGAAATGCTGCGGCAACTGCGGCAAGAAGTGCCGGGTGAAGCCGAAGCCGGGAGAACTGTCCCGTTATAACTGCCACCTGTGGGTGCAGAAGGAGGAGCAGGATTGAGAATCGGGTATATCTATAAGCGAGAATCACCAGACAAAAGCAAATGCGAGTTTGCTTTCAGGGAATCAAGCTGCACAAGGCGCATTTCAGGAAAGAGCGACCGGGTATATTCAAAAATGCTTTATCCGGTTGATTTTGAGGAAATTGTCTCCAATGCAAAAATCATGCAGGGCAACTCAAGAATCATCCTTGTGCAGGAACCTTTTTTGGTGAGCGATGAGCTGCGGGAAAAGGTAACTCGCTGGGTAGCGTGGGCAAATTCGGCTGACAGAAGCGAATATGACCCATTTTACAAGAAGGAGGAAGAGCATGAAGATCACGCTTGATTTGCCGAACGGTATGATTTGCGCTTTTTTCTGCGGCGTGGAGCACACCGGAAGCGGATTGCAGCTTGCATCCTATCAGCTCAGCTCAGACGATCTGGCCGATGGGAAAACGATCAAGCTGCCGAGGGAACGCCATGACGATTGAGTTCACTGTGCCCTATCCCGTCCGCAAAAGCGCATGGACGAAGCGATATGGATTCAACGCCTATTGGGCCGGAAAGAAACCTTGCGTCAGGGCGGCGGACGCAAGAGACCTTGAGGCGCTTGTCAGGCTGTGCCTGAGACAGCAAGGGATTCCGGTACGGCTGTTTGAAAAGCCTGTGACGATCTCCTTCTGGCACAACACGCGGATGGACATAGACAACCATGCGGCGATTGAGAAGATGACCGTGGATGCAATCAAAGGCTGGCTGCTCCGGAACGATGACCGGCGGCATTACCGAGAGAAACATAGCTTTTTCCACGATGAAAATTACATGAGGGTGGTGATTTCGGATGAAGCCTAAACGGATTCGCTGTGAAATTTATCATGACAATTTCCAGAATTACCGCAAATATGGGATTCCAAAGGCGCAGCTTGTGATTGCGGACATCCCGTACAACATCGGGGCAGATGCCTACGGTTCCAATCCCATGTGGTATAACGGCGGGGACAATTCCAACGGTGAGAGCAAGTTCGCGAAAAAGAGCTTTTTCAATTCGGACGGTTATTTCAAAATTGCCGAGTATATGCACTTCTGCTCCCGGCTGTTGAAGCCGGAACCGAAGGAAAAGGGCAAGGCGCCGGCGATGATCGTCTTCTGCGCGTTCGACCAGATGCATACGGTTGCGGAATACGGCGCACGGTACGGGTTCAAAAACTGGTTCCCGATCTTCTTCTGCAAGAACTATTCCGCGCAGGTGCTCAAGGCGAATATGCGCATCGTCGGCGCAACGGAGTTCGCAATCGTCCTCTACCGGGACAAACTGCCGAAGTTCAACAACGGGCGTCAGATTGGAGAGGACGGCAAGCCGATTCGCGGAACTGGGAAGATGGTATTCGATTGGTTCGCATGGGAACGAGACGGCAAGGAGATTCCGAAGATTCACCCAACGCAGAAGCCGGTCGGCGTGCTGAAGCGGTTGATCGAGATTTTTACCGATCCCGGAGAGACGGTCATTGACCCGTGCTGCGGTTCTGGTTCGACGCTTCGCGCGGCTGCCGAGCTTGGGCGAAATGCGTTTGGATTTGAGATCGACCGGAACTTTTACAAAGCTGCACAAGAAAAAATGCTGGCAGGAGTTCATGCGAAACAGGCCGAGGACGAAATGCAGGAGGCGCTATGGTGAAGCCGCCATGTGAACGGGACTGTCCGACTCGGGCAGTGGGATGCCACGCCAAGTGTGAGCTGTATCTGGCCTATGAGGAAGCAAAACAGGCGGAATATCGGGCGAGAGAAGTTGAACGAAGCCGCGACACCTATACCGAGAACGCGAAGAAGCGGTGTAAGAGCGTGGAGCGGCTGAGAAAGGCGGGATTACTGAAATGACGCATCTGAGTTTATTTTCGGGTATCGGCGGAATTGATCTTGCTGCGGAATGGGCAGGATTTACAACCGTTGGGCAATGCGAATTTGCAGATTACCCAACAAAAGTGCTGGAAAAGCACTGGCCGGATGTGCCGCGCTGGCGTGACATCCGGACTTTGACGAAGGAGAGTTTTTATGAGCGAACAGGTCAACGGACAGTTGACGTTATATCCGGTGGATTTCCCTGCCAACCATTTTCCGTGGCTGGAAAGCAAAAGGGAAAAGAAGACGATCGTTACCTCTGGCCGGAGATGCTCCGGGTTATCCGAGAGCTGCGCCCGCATTGCGTCGTCGGTGAGAATGTACCTGGAATCCTCAAGATTGCCGCCGGGCAAGTGGTCAAGGATCTGGAACGCGCAGGCTATCACGTCGTCGTGTTTCATTATGAAGCTGCGGCTGTCGGAGCGTTACACAGAAGGGCAAGAGTGTTCTTCGTTGGTACCGTCGCCAAACACAATGGATCGACTACCGCCGAAATCGGAAGCCGCATTGATAAAGGAAATGACGGTTTCACGTCCAGGACGGAAGCAGCCGGCCAATTTGAGAGATTGGGTTGCATGGAAAAGTGGGACAACACTGTGGCCGACTCCGAAAGCAAGCGACAGCAAAGGGAGCGGACCTGCTGGGAGCAAATCGGCGGAACACGATCTTGCGCGCGGGAATCTGAAAGGTGTGGTTTTGTATGCGACACCATGTGCCAGGGATTACAGGACGGGGCAACGGAAACGATACGAAAACCCAGAACGAATGAACGCCTTGAACGATCAGATTGGTGGGCAGCTGAACCCGATGTGGGTAGAGTGGCTCATGGGATTCCCAATCGGGTGGACAGACTTAAATGCCTCGGAAACGCGGTAGTGCCGCAGCAGGCATACCCGATCTTTAAGGCATTGGTGGAAGAATTGCAGAGGGAGGATCTGTTATGAATTTGAAACCGGAAGAACTGGTCAAGGCGCTGCGAGAAGATTGCAAGACGTGCAGTGAGAACCCAATATGTGAGAATGGCACAAATCTAGCCGGACTTTACTGCGCGAACAAGGACGCCGCCGACCAGATCGAGCACGACCAGAAGGAGATTGCCGATTGGTGGGATAAATGAGATGCGATTGTGGCGGAAAGTTTTACTCGCTGGAAGTTCGGCCATACAAAAAGAACGGCGTACTGCAACGGAGACGGTACGAATGCCGGAAATGCCATAAGGTGATCTCTGTCGCAGAGGTCGACGAGAAGGAATACAAGGAGATCAAGGAGAAAATCACGGAGCTGGAAATCAAGCTCTATGCGGTCAGAAAGGCGGTTATGGAATGATCGAGGGAACGAAAGACGACAACGGGAAGCTGAAACTCTCCCGCGTGCCACCGGAACTCATTGAGGCGGTGGCCAGAGTACGGGATTTCGGGGACAGAAAATACACAGACCCGGAGAACTGGAAGCACATTGCCCCGGAACGGTGGCACGAGGCGCTGCTGCGCCATGTGCTGGCGATTTGGAATGATCCGATGCACATTGATGAGGAATCTGGCCTGCCGTCTCTGTGGCATGTAGCGTGCAATGCGGCGTTTTTGTGTGCACAGGATAACGAGGTGAATCCGTACACGTTTTGCAAGGCGATACCTTTTGCGGCAATCATCGACAGATAGAGGATGGTGACAGTGATGAAGAACTGTAATAGCTGTGAATTCTGCATCGCGTGGTGGTGCGATCTCTATGAACGGTTTCTGGATTCGGATGAAAGTGGGCCAGTGCCGTGCGAGGAATGTCTGGAGAGCGGAGGCGATTAAGTGACAAGTCAGGAGAAAAAGCAGTATCTTTCCCAGTATCTCTATATCTGCGATGAAATTGAAGATCTTCTGCATGACCTTGAAGAATGGTATACAATCGCTGGAAAGGTAACGGCGAGTTATAGCGGCACGCCTGGGGGCGGTTCCTCAGATAAACTGAACAGCGTGGTTGCGAAGATTCTTGAGATCAAAGATAGTTGTGCAGAGCGATTGGAGCGCATGGAGGGTTTGAAGCACAGCATCGAACAGGCGGTCGCTTCGGTGGATGAAATCGAACTCAAAAGAATACTACGCCGCCGGTACATTCGTGGATGGAATTTCCAGCAAATTGCAGACAGCCTGAATTATTCGTATAGGCAGGTCACGCGGCTGCATGGTATTGCGCTTCGGAAAGTGGATGAAAACCTGTTGATTTGAGAAAACGTGTCCTAGTATGTCCTTGAATGTCCTACCGGATATGGTTTATGATTATAATGCCAAAACAAACAGATGATTCATTCCTCCATCATGAGAGCTACGGAAACTGCACTCCGTAGCTCTCAACCTTTGATATGAGAGATATTCGGACACTGTGTTATAGATGCCAGCAGGATTATATATCTGCTGGCTATTCTGTTATACGGACAAAGAACAGATTTAAGGAGCCGTGTGATATATGTGGAAAGTATGGGCATGAAATAATCCTGAGGAGAGAAAACTGCTATGGCAAAGCTGACAGACCGACAACGAAAGAAAATCATCGCAGATAGAACAGATGGTCTGACAATTCGCCAGCTTGCGAAGAAGTATAAAGTTTCCACAACCACGATCCAGCGGACATTGCGAAGTGACGATGATTTTGCACAAAAGGTCACAGATAAAAAAGAGGAAAATGCCGCAGATGTCCTTGCTTATATGGACAGCAAGAAAGACATTGTTTGCGAAATCATCGGGAAAGGCCTTTTGGCATTAAATGATCCTGAAAAACTGGCTGCGGCGACACCGGCGCAGATCACGACGGCGCTTGGGACACTGATTGACAAGTGGGCACTGATTAGCGGCGGCCGAGCAGAATCCACCAGAGAGGATGATTTGAGCAGAAGCCTGCGCGAGATGGCAGAAGGACTTGAAAGCGATGATTAGTTCAAAGCAGCGAAAGATATTGGCGTTTCCCTACTCTCAGTACGATGCGATCATCTGCGATGGGGCCGTCCGCTCTGGCAAAACCTCAATCATGATGGTTGCATTTGTCGACTGGGCGATGCGGGAATTCAGTGGGCAGCGATTTGGCGTCTGCGGCAAGACGGTCGATTCGGCTGTGAAAAATATCGTCGTCCCCTATATCTCCATGAGCTACGCCAAAGAGCGATATACCATGCGTTGGAGGAGAGCTGATAAGGTGCTGGAAGTCCGGCGCGGATATACCACGAACTATTTTGAAGTGTTTGGCGGCAAGGATGAAAGCAGCTATGCTCTGATTCAGGGACGCACTCTGGCGGGCGTGATTCTGGACGAAGTAGCCCTCATGCCGCGCTCCTTTGTGGAACAGGCATTGACAAGATGCTCCGTGGATGGAGCTAAAGTGTGGTTTTCCTGCAACCCGGAAAGTCCGCAGCATTGGTTTTATCTCGAATGGATTCTCCGACACAAAGAGCGGAACACGCTATACCTCCATTTCGAGATGCGGGACAATCCGAGCCTGAGTGAAAAGACCCTTACTCGCTATGAATCCATGTTCTCCGGCGTGTTCTACGATCGATATATTCGCGGCCTGTGGGTGGTTGCAGAAGGCCTTGTCTATCAGTTTGGAGAAGATAATATCACAGATGAGATTCCGGAAAGCGGCGAGTATTACATCAGCATTGACTATGGTACTCTCAACCCGTTTTCTGCTGGACTGTGGTGTGTGAATGAAGATAAATCGGTTCGCATTGCGGAGTATTATTACAGCGGACGCGACATGAAGGTGCAAAAGACCGACGAGGAATACTGCGATGAGGTTGAAAAGCTGGCCGGAGATCGATATATCCGGGCGATAGTCGTCGACCCGTCCGCAGCATCTTTTATTACGGCGCTGCGACGCCGCTCTGGATTTTCTGTACGAAAGGCGAATAACGACGTACTTGACGGTATTCGTGTTACTGGGCGGCTTCTAAAGAATGGAAAACTGAAAGTACATCGGAGCTGCAAAGACGCAATTCGGGAATTTGGCCTGTATCGCTGGGACGATGAGAAAAACAGCGATCAGGTCATAAAAGAGTCAGATCACGCGATGGATGATACACGCTACATGTGCAATACAGTATTGCGGAGATATTACAAGCTCGACAGGAGAGAAGATGAAGAAGTTCAAGAGATGGCTGATTGAAAAGTTCCTTCCTACATATTGCCGGAACGAGCTGCTTGAAGAAAACAAGCGGCTTGCAAATAAGATCGCAGAGCTTCAGGCGAAGAATGACCGGCTCAACGCCTATATTGACGGAATGGAATCAGCCTTGCGATACCAGAAAATCACGATTCGGAATGAGGTGACGGATAGATGAGCATTGCGGCTGCGCTTTTTGATAATCGCGTATATAACTTTGCACAGGCGTTCGGTGTAGATGATACAACAACCAATGCCATGAGGGGGGCAATCAATGACTGGTTTAATCTGTATTATCAAAGCGTTCCAATGGATGGTGAAGACCCTAGCCAGCGTCTCCCCGTCACAATCGTATCGAAGTTGTCAAAGACTATGTTTTCCGAATACGAGACGGACGCTTCCGACGAGTTCGCGGAATCGCTTCTCTCCGCACTTAACCGGGAACGGAAACAGGCCGTCCAGAAAGCGATGGTCGGCGGCGAGTGCTTTATCAAGCCGATCATTGTAAACGGCGTGTTTGCGTTCCGAACTATCGACCGACGCAATTATGTTGTGCTTGGCCGGGATGAGATGGACAATATCACAGACGTTGGGACGGCGGAAAAGACGGTTGTTGGGAGATACACCTACACGCTTTTGGAGCGCCGGTCGGTTGACCACAACGGTTATCTGAGGATTGAAAACAAACTGTTCAAGGCGTCCGACAATGTGACGCTCGGCGTAGAAGTTCCGCTCTCGGAGCTGCCGAAGTATGAACAGCTTGCACCGGAAATCGTGTATCAGGAGCCGTTTTATTCCACTGGCTTGATTCATGTGAGAATCCCGCTTGTGAACTGCGTGGATGGTTCGCCTGACGGGGCGTCTGTTTACGCTCCGGCTTCTGGTCTGATCCATCTTATCAACATCAACGAAGCACAGATCAACGGCGAGTTTGAACGCGGGCAATCTCGAATTATTGTGTCTGCCGATATGATGAAGCGTGACCGTAACGGCAACAGAGCTTTTGACGATAAGGTGTTTACCGCGCTGGACGATGATCCGGACAACGTTGGTATCACGATTTTCTCCCCGGAGTTCCGGGAACAGTCCTTCCTTGCGAGAAAGACCGAATATCTCAGGAACATTGAGAACATTATCGGCATGAAGCGCGGCATCCTCTCTGAGGTCGAGGCCGCAGAGAGAACTGCGACGGAGATCACATCCAGCGCTGGTGACTACAACCTGACGATTAAGGATTTACAGGAGATGTGGACGGCTGCGGTCAATGAAGCATTACGTGTCTGTTCTGTTCTCGGGAAAATGTATGGCCTTTACAGTGGCGCTCCGATTGAACCGGATGATATTTCGATTTCCTATGGCAATGGTATCCTCTACGACGAGGACAAGACCAACTCTGAGATGATGTCTCAGGTTCAGGCTGGTTTGCTTGCTCCGGAGCGCTATCTCGGCTGGTATTATGATCTTCCGTGTGATACGGAAGCAGACCGGGCGAAGATCCGCAAAGAGTTCATGCCAGAAGTTGACGAGGTCGACGAAGAATAATGCTTACTGCTGAACAGGTTGCGGTGCTTCGTGATTATGCCGAAAGACTGACAGACCCTATCAACGATTATCTCATTCGAGACATCGCGGGGCGGATCGCAAAGGCCGGACAGTTCACATCCGCCGCACAATACCAGATATGGGCAGCGCAGCAGATGGGACTTAGTCAGGCCGAAATCAAAAAACGCCTGAAAAAGTTGCTTGGTGTCTCGAATGACGAGATCAAAAAGCTCCTGACACAGAGCGCGGAGGTTGGCTACCGGTTCGACCTAAAAGCGCTTCCGACCGCTGATGCAATACCATTTGCAGAGAATCATGTGTTGCAGGAGATCGTGTCTGCGGCAGTGAAGCTGGCACAGGATGACTTCACGAATATCACGCAAACAATCGGCATGGTTGACCCGTACGGGCGGGCGCTCCCGCTGCAACAGGCATATAGAAACAGCATGGATTTCGCGTTTTCTCAGGTTGCAACCGGCGCGTCGGATTATAACACCGCCGTCAGGCTTGCGGTGAAGAACCTCGCAGAGAAAGGCATCCAGACGATTGATTATCAGTCAGGCATCCACACAAGCCTTGAAGCGGCTGTGCGGCGCTCTGTGATGGGCGGTCTTGGCCTGATGCAGGAGCAGATTTCCAATCAGACTCATGATGACATCGGAGCCAATGGCTGGGAGATCAGCGCTCACGCGGCCAGCGCACCCGATCACGAACCAATTCAGGGAAAGCAATATAGCGACGAGGAATATGAAACGCTCAATAACAGTCTCATCCGACGCATTGGCACGCTGAACTGCGGACACTCTGCATTTCCTATTATCCTCGGCGTCACACCTCCGCAGTACACGAAGGAAGAACTTGAAAAGTATCGCATGGACAACGAGCGCGGCATTGATTACGCCGGAAAGCACTACACAATGTATGAGGCCACCCAGCGGCAGCGCCGCTTAGAAACCTCCATGCGCCGCCAGAAGCGGCGAATCCTTGCGGACGAAGCTACCGGAGATCAGGAGAAAAAGCAGCAGGATCAAATCAAGCTGCAAGTTCTCAATCAGGAATACCGGCGATTCTCTAAAGCCGCTGGCCTTCGGACGCAGGACACGCGGGCGGAAGTGCTCGGCTTTGGCGGGAAACAGGGCATTGCGGCACAGGACGCATTTGAAAAGGCGTTATTGCCAAAGAGGAATGCGGCACTGATTCCGACTGAGAAATTCACGGAATACGCATTAAACCCGGAAAAATCACTTGATAAGTCGATTGCGTTTTCAAATGCTCTAGGGTATAATTTGGATAATGCGGATTCCTTGATTCAGAATATTCGCGATAATCTTTCGAGTTTTCCTGCATCGGAGAAAGGCAGGAATGAGTATGGAACGCGGTATGAAGTTCGCATGAACTTGACCGGAGCGAATCAGAGGACGGCAAACGTAATCACTGCGTGGCTTGATGACGCAAAGACCGGCAAGATGCGCTTGATCAGCGCTTATGTTGACAGAAAGAGAAGTGCAGATAAATGAAACAATATTGTACCATACGGCTTAAAAGCAAAGAATCTGCTGTTATTGTGGAAATCTTAGAGGATGGGAAGGCATACATCGCAGACGTTGACCATAGCGATGGAAGCACCACCACTGAGTTTATCACGCAAGAGCAGATCGATGATGTGATAAAATAAGCACAACTGAATGATTCAAGCACGACGCTTCTGCGCCGTGCTTTTTTCATACAAATTTTGACCGGGATGTCGTAAAACGAACAGCCGCGAGGGGATGCGACCCCCGTTAGAAAAGCGTAGCGGAGAGAGGAACACACAATGAAACGTGAATTTTTGCAGAATCTCAAGGTTGGCGATCAGGCGCTTCCGAAGGAGATCATTGACGCGATCATGGACGAGAACGGCAAAGACATCGAAGCTGCCAAAAAGCCGTTTGCGGACTATGAAGCGATCAAGGAGCGACTGAAAACCGCAGAGGATGGCTTGAAAGCCTTTGACGGCGTGGATGTGAAAGACCTTCAGGGGAAGATCGATACGCTGAAAGGCCAGCTCTCAGACAAAGATAAGGAGTGGCAGGCGAAACTTGACAATATGGCCTTTGATGGCCGCGTCAAGGACGCGATCACAGCCGCAAAGGGGCGGAATGCAAAAGCCATTTCCGCTCTGCTCGACGTCGAAGCATTGAGATCGAGCAAAAATCAGGAAGCGGACATCAAAGCGGCGCTGGAAACCCTGAAGAAGGACAACAGCTACCTCTTTGAGACACAGACGCCCCCTCCGTATAGTAACGGAGCCGGGAAAAACCCGCCTGCTGGGGAACCGAATGACCTGCGCAGCGCGATGCAGGCGCGTTACGCAAATACGAAATGAAAGAAAGGGATTAAATTATGCCTATTACTCTCGCAGAAGCTAAGGTCGGCATGGCCGACAAGGTAGATCAGCAGATCATTGACGAATTCCGTAGATCGTCTCTCCTGCTCGACAGAATGACGTTTGACAATGCCATTTCTCCGGGCACCGGTGGTTCCACGCTGACCTATGGTTACATTCAGCTCAAGACCCCGTCCACTGCCGCCGTCCGTGCGATCAACACCGAGTACACCGCAGGTGAAGCGAAGCGCGAGGAAAAGACCGCGAAGGCCGTGATCATGGGCGGTTCGTTCCAGGTCGACCGTGTTCTTCAGAACACCTCTGGTGCTGTTGACGAAATGGCGTTCCAGGCACAGCAGAAGATCAAGGCGACGGCGAACTATTTCCACAACCTCGTCATCAATGGCACGTCCGCATCCAGCGGAACCGGCTTTGTGACCGGTACGTTTGACGGCCTCCGGAAGCTGCTGAATGGCACCAGCAATGAGTTTACCACCGACATTGACCTGTCTGATTCCTCGAAGCTGGACAGCAACAGCAACGCCTTTATTGACCAGCTTGACGCGCTTGTTCATGCCATCGACGGCGATGTCTCTATGCTGATGATGAACGGCGACATGCTGCTCAAAGTCCGCGCGGCAGCACGTCGAGCAGGCTACTATGAGCGCACGAAGGATGCTTTTGGCCGCGTGGTCGAAATGTTCGGCGACATCCCGCTTGTCGACCTCGGCAAGTATTACAACGGCACCGCATCCGTTGACGTTGTCGGAACGTCTGCAGCTACCGCATCCGCAGCAGGGACGACCAGCATCTACGCTGTGTCCCTTGCGCTCGATGGATTCCACGGTATTTCCCCGACCGGAACCGGAATCATCAATTCGTATATGCCGGACATGAACGCTCCGGGCGCGGTGAAAACCGGCGAAGTGGAGCTTGTGGCCGGTGCTGTTCTGAAGAACACCCTGAAAGCGGCGTCTCTGAACGGCATTGTCATGAAGCCTAAGACTGGCGGCTGATAACGGAGGTGACGCCCATGCCGAACTACGCATTTTACCTGTCTGAATACATGGGCGACGTCGTTGACGAAGAATCGTTCCCCCGGCTGGCTGCTCGCGCTGACGAGCAGCTTTGCCGGTATGAACGGATCTACACCGTGACGGAGCCAGAAGAAGGGGCACGGGATATGGCAATCTGCGCGATGGTCGATGCGCTATCTGCAATCGAAACAATGCTGTCCGGAGACGGCATCGCGGTTTCCTCTGCCAGTATTGGGAGTGTGTCTGTGAGCTATGGATCGCCTACGGCTCTTGGCGTTGACCTGTCCGAAAAGGGGCAGGATCGGCAGCTATACAAGGCGGCGTCGCGGTATCTGGACATTTATCGAGGTGTGTCATGCTGAGAGTATCAAAGCGTAATCCGGTTGACTACCGCCTGTGCAACCAGACCGTCACGGTCTATCACAAGCGTGGGGACGCAGTCACGCGGACTGTGTATGACAGGGCGTTTCTGGACTTCAAGAAAACTGAAAATGTGGACAAGACCGGCAGCAAAGAAACAAATTCTTTCCTGCTGGTAATTCCATGTTCGGAGCAGTGCGTGTTTCCGGAAGACAAGGTTCTGCTCGGCGTGGGCGAGGAAGCCACGAAATGGGCGTCTCTGATCCCGACGAAGGTTCCCGGCCTTGTCGTGGTGAAGTACGTTGATCCAAAATACTGGAACGGCAAAATGGTTCATGTGGAGGCAGGCGGATGAGCACACGGATAAAGGTCGAGATGCAACCGATCCAACAGATTTTGGAAAATCATGGATTGGATAGCAATGGCCGGGTGCAGCTCTATGTGACCAACATGATCAGTCGCCGTATGACACGCTATATGCCGTTTCAGTCCGGCGCGCTCGCTACGAAGCTAAAGTTCGTAAAATCTCCGACCGAGATCGAAGTCAATGCCCCTTATGCTCGGTATCAGTATTACGGGAAAGTGATGGTCAATTCCGTTACTGGAAAAGGCCCAGCTTACATCCCCGATGTTGGGTATCGGTACAAGAAAGGAACAGTTCTTCGTGTTACGGATCGGGATTTGGAGTACGACAAGACGAAGAACCCGGACGCTGGCCCATTTTGGGATAGGGCGCTTCTCGCCAAAGAGAAAAGCCAGATGATTCAGGAGGTGCAGAGATACATTGACGGCACTGGATAAAATGAAAAACTGGCTTGCCACGTTCCCGCAATATGACGCCCTGACGGACTTTCAGATCGACTATACGGATAAGGTACCATCCAATGGCGGTATCTTCCCAAATGGTCTTGTGGAGGTCAGCAGGGCGTCTGACATTATGGGAAACGTGACGGTCACGAATCAATACAACTTCGGACTGTACTATGTGTTTGAAAAAGCACCCGGAGAAGAAGCGTCCGCAAAGATCAACGCGGATTGGGTGTCCGCGCTCCAAGAGTGGGTGCAGGAACAGTCTGTGATACGGAAGGCACCGGTATTCGGCGACGTTCCGTGTGAGGAAAAAATCACCGCGCAGAACGGGATGCTCTACGCGGCAGACGAGGAAGGGACTGCAACCTATATGGTGCAGATCTCCGTGCAATTTATAAAAGAATATGAGGTGAAAAACGAATGGCAGACATGACTTTTCTGACTGATTCCGGCGCGACCATTGAGAGAAAAATGATGATCGCGTACCTGAACACCGGCGAAACCAGCACTCCGGTATGGTCTGCGATTGGCAAGCGCGTCGAGGACAGCTCCGTTGAATACGACTGGCAGGACGAATCCAAGAATGACATTCTTGGCAACACCTATTCGACGATGAAAACGCCGATCATGACGCAGACTTTTGATCCGTGCGAATTGGACGCGGGTGACGCGGCGCAGCTCAAAATCTGGAACCTTGCGGTCAAGGAGCAGAACGCGGCGAAGCTGTGTAACCTCGATATGCTCATCGTGCATACATACGCTGGCACGTCCGGCAAGGTATTTGCGGAGCGTTATTCGAGCTGCATGGTGAAGCCGTCCGGTCTTGGCGGCAGCTCCACGATTGGCATGCCAATCGACGTTACCTACGGCGGTACGCGCACAACCGGCACGGCGACCGTTGCTGCTGGCGTGGTCACATTCACGGCAGACACTTAATAAAGGGGGCGCAATGCCCCCTATTTTATTTGGAGGAAACTATGGAAAACCTGAATTTTGACAATGGCTTAAAGACATACTGCGTAAACGGCGTCCGGGAGATCACGTTCAATCCGACCGACAGTGCATTTGTCGAAAAGCTATTTAATGCGTTTGACACGCTGGATAAGAAACAGTCGGAGTATGAGCACGAAGCCAGCGCGGCGAAGGGCGCAGAGCTTTTCCAAATCGCAAGAAAACGCGATGCGGAGATGCGCGAAACGATTGATCAGATTTTCGGTGAGAATTTCTGTAAGGATGTATTTGGAGACTGCAATGTTTATGCGTTTGCGGGTGGCTGTCCGATCTGGTGCAACTTCATTTTGAGCGTGATTGAAACGGTCGACAATGCGTCCGAGAAAGAGTATGCTACGACAAACCCGCGTCTGCAAAAATACATGGGCAAGTATCAGAAATATAACCGATGAATTACACCCTTCCGACATCCGTTGAGATTGACGGCACTTCATACGAAATCAGAACGGATTTCCGTGTGATTTTCGATATTTGCTCTGTCTTGGATGACCGTGAACTCAGCGATTATGAAAAAAAGGTCTGCATTGTCGAGATGTTCTATCCAGACCTTCAAGGGAAGTATCCAGCAATCGAGGATCTTGTTGAACGCTGCTTCTGGTTTATTCGATGTGGTGAGCCGGTAGACAAGCAGAAAAAGCCAAAACTGGTTGACTGGGAGCAGGATTTTCCTTACATCACATCGTCGGTGAACCGCGTGCTTGGAACGGATATTCGCGGGATTCCATACGACGCAGAACACAACACCGGAGGACTGCATTGGTGGACGTTTATTTCTGCCTATAACGAAATCGGCTCTGAGTGTACTTTCGCTCAAATCGTCAGAATACGCGATAAAAAGGCGCGTGGAAAGAAGCTCGATAAAGAGGATGCGGAATGGTACCGCAAAAACCAAGAACTAGTTGATTTTAGGAAGGTTTATTCCGATGCGGAGAAAGATTTCCTGAAACAGTGGGGCGCAGGGTAATAGCAGAGAGCAGGTGAACACATGACAGATGGAACAATCACATTCAGCACGGCACTTGACAATAAGCAGCTCGAAAAGGAACTCCAAAGCACCTTAAAGAAGATCAATTCCCTCGAAAAGAGTATTTCTGAGATGGGCAGCGGCAGAAATGCGCTGGCAGAACAGGCAAAGGAGATGGGCGCACAGCTCGACGCCGCAAAACAAAAGCTCTATGAGATGCAGAGTGCTGCGAAGGGTGTTTATAGCAAAGAAACAATCGCAGACCAGAAAACGCTTGTGAGCGGCTTGCAGTCTGAATGGAATAAAATAAACAGCCGTGTAGACAGCTATGATCAGAAAATCAAAAATGCCACGGCGAGCCTTGCCGATGAAAAGGAGCATTATGGCGAGATTTCAGAGCAGATCGATAAGGCCAATGGGAAAAGCACAAAAATGCAGGATTCTGTTGAACGAGTTGGGGCAAGCGTGGAGAAAATCGGGAATCGAATCAAGAACCTATTTAGACGGGTATTTCTCTTTTCTGTTCTGACTTCTGCGTTCCGCTCATTTAGAACGTGGCTCGGGAATGTCATCCAGAGCAATAGCGAGGCGGCAGCATCTATCGCACAGCTCAAAGGTGCTCTTCTAACCCTTGCGCAGCCAATCGTCGAAATCATTATTCCGGCCTTTACTGCCCTTGTAAATATCGTGACAAAGGTCGTGACGGCTCTGGCGACGCTTGTTTCATGGATTTTCGGAAAGACCATTTCGCAGTCCAAAGAAGCGGCGAAAAATCTCAACAAGGAGACAAAGGCACTCGGCGGCGTAGGCGCGGCGGCCAACGAAGCAAAGAAGCAGCTTGCGGCATTTGACGAGATCAATCAGCTCGTTCAGGAAACGTCATCCGGCGGCGGTGGCGGTGGAAGCTCTACGGATGCCAGCTTTGATTTCGATGAAACATCTTTCCTGAAGAATCTCCCGAACTGGCTGAAAAACCTCGCTGCGGATTTGCAGATCAAAATCAAAAACCTCAAATTCGATTGGGACAGAGGAAACATCCTGCACAATAAAGATGCGTGGATCATTGCACTCTCTGGTATTCTCGGCGCGGTTCTTGGCGGTATGTTTGGAGGCCTGCACGGAGCTGTCATTGGTCTGCTTCTTGGCGCTGCAATCGGCCTGATTGGGTGTACGCTGCTGGACAAGACAAGCAATCCGGAGAAATATAAACGGCTTGCCATTGTTGCACTGACATCAATTCTGGGTGCTGTGCTCGGTGCGAAGTTCGGCGGTCTGAAGGGTGCGATGCTCGGCCTTTTGCTCGGATTAAGCATCGGCCTTGTTTCCCTTGATTTTATAGACGGCAAATTTGAGGGATGGAATAGTCAGGACACATTCTTGACTGTAATGACCGCAATCCTCGGAGCCGTTATTGGATCGATCTTTGGCGGGTTTGCCGGGGGTGTTATCGGACTTGTGGTCGGAGCTGCAATCAGCATTAAGGCCCTCAACTGGATTAGAAAGCTCGACAATCCAAGCAACGACAAAATTTTGTTTACAACAGCTGTTCTTGCACTTCTTGGATTCGTTATCGGTACGATCTTCGGTGGATTTGTTGGTGGCGTGATTGGCCTCGTGGTTGGACTTGGAATTTCAATCGCTGCTGTTCAGTTTGACAATTCTATCGATGGTTCTGCGAAGACAAAAGCGGCAGCCATCTTGAAAACGGTAATGCTCGGCATCATCGGAGCTTTGATCGGCGCAGCGATCGGCGGTGTTGTTGGTGGAATCGTTGGCGGCGTCGTCGGCATCACGCTTGGCCTTGCCATTCACTGGGGCGACATCACAACAGACAGCGTCCCAACGCGCGGCGGATTTTACGCAAAGAGAGGGAAAACTTCTGCAATCTCAAAACCGGGTTCTGGATTTGGCGGCGGAGGAGTTAGTGCGAAATCTTCGAGTTTGCGCGTCCCGGCTCTTGCACAGGGCGCGGTAATCCCGCCAAACCGGGAATTTATGGCTGTTCTGGGCGACCAGACGAGTGGGAACAACATTGAGGCACCGGAAAACCTGATCCGTCAGATCGTCAGGGAGGAAACGCAGACGAGCGCCAGCAATGAATTGCTTCGGGAAATTCTCTCGGCGATTCGTGAGGGCAAGGTTATGATGGTCGATAGTGTCCAGTTCGCGAAGGTCACGCAGCGAAGCCTTTCCAATGCGTCCAGAGCGTCCGGGACGCCGCTGACAGTGAGGTGACGCATGGTAGCAGTATTCAAAATTGACGGGAAGGACTTTACCGACATCCTCCCGGAAGGGGCTTTGAAATGGTCTAGGAACGACCTAGATAGCGACCAGACCGGGCGAACGCTCGACGGCATTATGCACCGGACGCGAATTGCAATCAAAGCGAAGCTCTCGATCACGACAAAACGGCTGACAACGCAAAAGCTCATGGAGCTGAACGCTGCGTTGAAGCCGTCTTTTATTTCCGTAACATATCTTGACCCCATCGACGGGATCGTGACAAAGAAATTTTACGGCTCGTCCGTGGAGAGCACGACGCAGATCGTCATGGGCGGAGAAACGTATTGGACTGGTACGACATTCAATCTCATTGAACAGTAGGTGATGTAATGCAGACAGTTCCGGCAAAATGGAATGACATCCTTGCGGGAGACTATCAGGTTGACTTCAAGGCGGTCATAAACGGAAAAACCTATACATACGGCGAGATCAAATCTGCGCGGATCACCAAATCCATGATGGATAAGCTGACCATCGGACAGGCTACTTCGGCGATGCTGGATATGGTCTTCGAACCAAACGGTACGATCCCAACAGCCGCGGAGATCAAGTGCTATATCCGGCTGGCGAATTACGACCCAACGATCATCATTACGGACGAGTTCTCCAATATTATTCAGACGGATGACGGCTATGTCCTTGCGGAGAGCTATTCCCAATATTCAGACTGGCTCCCGTTCGGGACGTTCTACATCGACACGCGCTCTACGGATGCTTCCGGCTGGATGACTATTACGGCCTACGACCGGATGCTCGCAGCGGAGAGGGATTTCCCTTCATCCGCTGGCTCCATGACGATGAGCGCAGCTGTGACCCACATTGCAAATCAGCTGGGAATCACAGTGGACAGTCGAAATTCAATTGCACCGTATAGCATCGATAGCCCAGTCGGGGTCTACACGATGCGTGAAGTGCTTTGCGGCATTGCGGCGGCGTCCGGTGGGAACTTCATTATCACGGAGAACAATAAACTCCGGCTGATTTCTCTTGGATCTCCGTCCACTACAGATGATGTCCCGGTGATGTCCTGCGACGTCCTCGGCGATGCAGTCACCATCAGGAAAGTCACGCTTTATCCGGATTCCGATACGCAGTATTCCTCAGGCTCTTCCGGGTATGAGATTCAGGCGGATTGCATCTACGCAACTCAAACGATATGTGATTATGTCAAGAATCGTTTGAACGGCGTCACATACCTCCCTTACAGCGCTGGGACGGCGTTCTTCAACCCTGCGTTAGAATTGGGGGACAGCATCAAACCGAACGGAAAAGCCTCTGTGCTGGCCTCTGCGGCCTTTACAGTGGGTGTTTCCATGAGCGCGGATATCGATGCGCCGATTGATACGGAGATCAACCATGAATATCCGTATCAGACGAGGACGAGGGAGGAACGTCGGACGGCACAGTCCTTTTCTGAAATCAAGAAGACCACGGAACAGATTGCTCTTTCTGTCCAGGGCAAGGTAGACAGCACACAGGTTCAGTCAGCAATCGATTTGAACCTCAACTCCCTGTCACTGAGCTATTCTGCTGGTACGAACGGTGCATCCATTACGCTCTCAAAAAACGGCGTAAGCATCACAGGGGATGTCAAGATCGGCTCTATCGATGCGAGTCAGATTCAGGTTACCAACCTGAACGCCTCGAACATTACAACCGGCTATCTGTACGGCATGGATATCGTCGGCTGTACCCTGAGAGCAACCGCCGGAGGTTATGACTACGCGCAGGTTTCCAGCGATGGAATGAGAATCTATACCGGAAGTGGGTTGAAAGCGGTACTCGGCATAAACAGCTCCTACCCTGCTCTGATTCTCGGCGATACGTCATCCGCTTATGTGGAAAAGCTCTATCGAGGCAACGGACATGAAATGTGGATTGGGGACGGCGGCATGGGAACCGGCCTTTTAATCAACTTTACGAATGGAACAGTAAAGGTGGTTAAAAATGGCGCACAAACAAACTTGTGAGGTACATATGGAAAGCATGAAAGAATCTATCAATCTGATTCGTACAGCATTGAACCGGGTGCGTGTTTCCGGACGTGAAGATTGCTATGCCATCGTAGCGATCAACAACGAACTGGACAGGATGGAAAAGGCTGTGGAGAGAGCAACGGAGGGCGAAAATGGCTGATACATACAAGAAAATATCGGACTTTTCGACAGCCTCGGCGTTCGGTGATACTGACCTGATTCTTGTTTCGCAGAACGGCACGACCAGGCTTGTGACCGGTGCGATGCTCAAAACCTTTGCAAAGAACGCGGGTATCGAGGCAGCGAAGATCAACGGCGCGACGGTGAACACGTCCGGCCATCTGATTCTGACCACAACGGACGGTTCCACAATCGACGCCGGACAGGTCAACGGCGATGACGGCGTTTCCGTCACTGGCGCGAGTATCGATTCCCGCTATCACCTGATTCTGACCCTTTCGAACGGGCAAACGATTGACGCAGGCTATTGTCGCGGCGCAAGCGGCGCAGGAACCGGCGATATGCAGGAGACCGAATACGACCCATCCGGAAAAGTAAAGGCCGCAGGTGGAATCCCTGACTACGTCAAGGCCACCTATACGGCGGTGACGCTCTTATCTTCCGGATGGAGCAATAAGACCTATTCCCTCGAATCGGACTATCCGAATGCCAGTTACAACATTGTTGTAAGCGTAGCGCCGAATGCGACAGTCGCTCAGTACGACGCGTTTTCCAAGGCAAAGATCTGCGGGAGCGCAACCAGCAATATATTGACGGCGCTCGGGACTGTTCCGACGGTCAATATTCCAGTCATTGTAAAGGCGGTGAGAAAATGAGTGTAGAAGTCATGGGCGGCGGCGGAAGCGCCAACCTTCAGAGCAAATCCATTCTTCCGCCTTCTCTTCCGTACACGGCCAATCCGGACAGTGGATATGACGGCTTTTCCGCCCTGACAGTGCAGAAACCGAGCGCGCTGATTGCCTCAAATATCAAGAGCGGAGTAAGTATTTTTGGCGTCAGCGGCACATATGAAGGTGATTCTGCCACTTCCGCTAAGCAAATCGTAGAGTCGTCCCCAAGTTCTTTTTCACAAGCCAGCCTTACCGTACCTGTTCCATCATCCGCGAAAAAAATTAACGGGATTTCTTTTTACTTTTCGGATTCACAGGGGGGCTATGCAAGCCCCGAAACTCCGGTTGCTATGGCCTGTGCTGTACTTGTCCTTGAAGCACCAGTTTCAGTTGGCCAAACCGTTACTGTTCCGACAGCGTATGAGGTATACGGTGGGCGCAATTCAAACACTGGGTATGCACTGTATCTAGTTGAAAATAGCATTACGGTTGCTTTTACAGAAGGATCTATCGTTGTAAATGCTTTCAAAGGCGCAAATTTTGGGCGAGGCTATTACACATTCGCTCTCGGTCTTGGATGACAGGAGAAGGGAGAAATAATGAGCCTGAAAATCATGCAAGGCGACCAGTACGCCATTGTATTTACTGGGACGCAGGACGGCGCGCCGCTCGACTTATCCAAAATCGAGATGATCGAGTTCATCGTTGGGAAGCTGCGCAAGGTGTATCCCGGAGAGGTCGCGACGGACACAGACGGAAACTTCCTGTTCCCGCTGACGCAGGAGGAAACCTTTCAGTTCAAAAGCGCTTCTCAGGCCGTCCAGATTCGCATCAAATTCGCCGGCGCGGAGCCGGTGGTCATCGGCACCAGCATCGAGGGCATCCGCGTGAGCGATTCCATCAGTAAGGTGGTGTTGTGATGGCAATCCGGTTTGACATCGGCGGGAAGCCGAGCATCCAATTCAGCCTGCCGCCCTTTCGGGTGACACCCGGCGGCAGTGGCGGCGGCAACGTCTCATCCGCGCAGATCAACACCATTGTAGTCCTCGACCGGGCGGAATATGACGCGCTGGACGTCAAGGACGTAAAGACACTGTATCTGATTCGGGGGTGACGGAATGATCACAGTCGGAGAAGAACAGATCAAGGAGTTGTTTGTCGGTGAGATGGGCATCAAGAATGCCTGCATCGGCGAAGAACCCATCTATACCCGCCCGGGCGGATATTTATACATCGAACTGAGTGAAAAGAAAGGGGCATAACCTATGGCAAGTTTTTTCAATCTAATTCTTGATACGCTTGCACCGTCTGGGTTGACACTGAAGCTCAACAACGGCGCGACGTATGCAACCAGCAACACCGTCACCGCAACGATCACGCTGACGGATGAAACCAAGACCGGCTACCAAATGAAGCTCTGGGGCATCAAGGCAGCGGCAACGGAAGAGGACGCATCGTGGGAAACCTTCGCGGCCAGCAAGTCTATCGTTCTGACGGAAGGCGATGGCCTGAAAACCGTACATATCAAGGTGCGGGATGACGTCGGCAACGAAACGGCTGCAGTCACAGCTTCTATCACGGTCAACACAGCAGTTCCGGTGGTCACGATCACTGGCCCAGACAAGACCAGGATCTCCAAAGTCTCCGGCTTCGACACCTGCGCATTCTCCTTCACATCCGATGTGGACTTCGAGGAGTACACTGTGCGTGTCGTGCCGAGCACCAGCAGCCTCCACGACGCCGGTACGCAGATCCCGACCACTGGCGGCTCCACAAACACCTCCGGCAGCAAGGGTGGCTACAAGAAGGCCACAGCGATTGATGTCACCATCAAGGGCGCGGACCTTGCGACGGCATCCTCCGGCGACGGCACGAAGATCATCAAGGTCTTTGTCAAGAACGCCGCCGGGACTTGGAGTGTGGCATAATGGCCGCGCCGGGACTGACGTTCACCATCACGGGGAATAAGATCTCGGCAGTCTCCGGTTTCGATTCCATCACCGTCAAGTTCTCGTCGGACATCGCCTACACGGCCTTTGAATGCCGCGCGACGAAAACCGGCGAGGACTGGGGGCGCGGGAAAGGGGCGCTCATTGCGTCCTTTTCCCAGACCCCGGCGGGGACGGAGCGAACCTTTGAGGTCTACGACGATTTTCTCCTGAGTGGTGACGGAGAATACAGAATTTCTCTATACGCACAGGGGGCGGACGGAAGCTGGAATGATAACTATGGTTTTGTGCCGTCCGGCACGACAAAGACCATGCTGACGGCAGACGGCAAGGAATTTCTCTGCATGAAGGAGTGATTTTATGGCAGACCAATACAATAGCGCGCACACCGGCGCAGAGATCGATCAGGCGGTGTCTGACGTTCAAAACAACAAGGTCGCATGGGGCACGAAGGAGCTGCCCACGGTCACTACTTCGGACAATGGAAAATTCCTGCGTGTTGTGTCCGGCACATGGGCGGCTGTAGAGATCGCAAACGCGAATGGAGGTAGCTTCTGATGGCTGAATATCTGACAAACACAACCGACCTGACAAAGGTCGCAGCAGCTATCCGGGAGAAAGGCGGCACATCTGACCCACTGGTCTATCCGGACGGATTTGTGACAGCCATTCAGGCCATTCAGACCGGCACGGAATTGAAGATCGTCGTGTCTGTGACATCTGGTGCAACTGTCATCGCGACGAAAGGAAGCCTGTCTGTGAGCGGCACATCGGTTAACGGAACGTGTACGTTGGTCGTTCCAGAAGAAGGAGAATGGACGGTTAGTGCAACATTGGGTGGGGAAACGAGCACTAGTAATATCGTGAACGTTACATCTTCGTATGATACATCTTTGGTATTTATATCTACCATACTGAATGATAATTCATGGGAAACCATTCGTGGGATTTCTGATGCTGGAACAGGTGAAAACTTTTGGAGCATCGGCGACCGAAAGGAGATCACGCTTAACGGAACGGTTGGTACACTGACGCTCTCGAATTACACAACATACGCGTTTATAATCGGATTCAACCATAATTCCAGTCTTGAGGGTACAAACCGCATCCATTTCCAACTTGCGAAGGACGCGTTGTCCAGTGGTACAGATGTTGCGCTATGCGATAGTGGATATGGAAATGCTTTTATGGGACAATTTATAATGAATTCTAGTGAATCAAATGATGGGGGTTGGGAGTCGTCATTTATGCGCAAGTACATCTGCGGTACGAGCATGCTAAGCTATTCCAATACAATCATTGCGGTTATTCCAGAAGCACTCCGTACAGTACTTAAATATGTCACAAAGTATACAAATAATACAGGTAGATTGCAACCTGGTATAGAAGCTGCTACAGCGACAACAGACTATTTCTTCTTGCTGTCTGAATACGAGGTGTTTGGGACATTCGGTGCTTCAAACATTGGTGAATCAAAAAAACAGGCACAATACTTGTATTACAGCTCCGGAAACAGTAAGGTCAAATACAATTACAGCGCAACAAGTATAGCTGTTACTTGGTGGCTCCGTTCCCCGGTGGCAAGCGGTTCCGAGCAGTTCGTGACCGCAAGCGCGAACGGCACGGTCGCGTCTGATGATGCGAGAAGATCGTTTGGCTTCGCGCCCGGCTTTTGCGTATGAGGTACGAATATGGACTATATCACATACAGGCGATTTAAGGGAAAAAGCATTTCTGGGGAGGTCAATATCCCATATGGCACGATTTTGAAGGAGCATGAAAAATTCCTCTATCTGGATGGCAAGCCGATCTGTTGTGTGACATCAGAAAACGGCTGGGAGCACTTCAGGCCACTGACCGATGAGGGCAAATACCGGCAGGAGATACTGGAAAAGCTCTACCGCTGGTATGAAAAGCACGGATGCGGAGAGGACTTTGTAGATGAGCTGTGGCCGGGACAGGAGAACGGCTACTGGAAGAACCGGCTGCGGACGGCAAGCACAGAGCGATTGGAGAAAATCTATCAAGAGAAATTCGGGGTGATACCATGTATGCAGTAAAGAAGGACGGCGCATTTGCAGGATATGCGGACAGCGTCGTATTGATCCGGCTGCACGGAAACGGATGCTATGTGCCGTGCGAGGAAGCGGAGGCCGAGGGCTTTTGTGCGAAGATGGCCGTTGCGCTGACCGACGAGGACGGTAAGGAGTATCAGGCACTTTCTGACACGGTGTTCCGGCTGGCGGGCAAGCTGCTGAAAGGCACAGAGCCGGAGGGCAGCTATGAGGAAATGGGCGCGGCGATCCCACTGACAGACGCGGAGAACGCGATCAATATTTTACTGGGGGTGAGCGAATGACGCAGACAGAACGCGCAAGACAGCTGCGGCCCTATATCATCAAGGCTTCGGCCAGCCTGACGGATGCGGACGCCGTGAAGGCAAAGGAGCTGTATGACCGCTGGACGGCAGGAATGTCCGTGGAGGTCAACGACCGGCTGGTCTATGCAGACAGGCTCTATCGCGTGACACAGGCCCACACGACACAGGAGGGCTGGGAGCCGGACAAAGTCCCGGCGCTGTTTACCGTCATCGACGAGACCCACGCGGGCACACAGGACGACCCCATCCCCGCCGCAAAAGGCATGGAGTACACCTACGGCCTGTATTACACCGATCCGGAGGACGGCAAGCTCTACCGCTGCGAACGGACGGGCGAGCAGCCGGGCGGCAAGGTGACGCTTCAGTTCCTGCCTCATGAGCTGGTGGGGCTGTATTTTACCGAAGTATAAAGGAGAAAGAGAAATGGATGCAACCACGATCATTGTAGCGATCCTCGGCTCGTCTGCGCTGACGACCGTCGTTCAGGCAATCGTCAGCGCGATCCAGAAGAAGAAAGGCAAGGGCGACGCGCAGAGTGCCCACCTGAAGGCCATCGACGAGAAGATCGACAAGATCACGAGATTGCAGGATGAGCAGTATTTAAGCATCCTGCGCCTCACGATCATGTCGGACGAGATGCCCATGTCGGAGAGGCTGATTGCCGGGAAGAAGTACGTCAATCGCGGCGGCAATGGGGATGTCAAAAAGGCGCTCCATAAGCTCGAAGAGCAGTGCGAGGCCGGGCGGCATGAAAGTTAATTACACAAAGACGGCGCTGGCGCTCATTATCACGGTTGCGGTCGTGCTGATCGTGCTGTGCGCCTGCGGCCTTCCGGTGGTGGAGGTCACGATTGCGTGGATCGGCTTGCTGGCGACGGCGCTCGGCGTCTACCAGTGGAAAACGAAAAATGAAAACCGCGCGAAGTACGCGCAGAAATTCATGGACGAATGGGCCGAGAAATACGGCCCGGACTCCGTGGCTCAGATCATGGAAATTGTGTTGAAGGACTGAAAGGAACAAAACGATATGAGAGAACTGAACGCCTGCCCGTTATGTGGGTATTTCCCAGTGCTGAAACAAGTCGGAGACGATAAAAATCTCTTGGTGTACCAATGCGCACATTGTGGCTACATTGCCGCGAAAAACCATGAGGCAAAATACACAAAATCCGGCGCCATGAAAGTTTGGAACAAAGGGACGGAAAAAGCATAATGAAGGGAGTACATAACATGGACAAAATTATGAAACGGCTTTCGAATCTGCTGAGCGTGAAGTCGCTGGTGACGCTGCTGCTGACGGTGGTGTTCACGGTGCTGGCGCTGCGGGGTGATATCACAGGGAAAGACTTCTTGACGATCTTCCTGATGGTCATCACGTTCTATTTCGGGACGCAGAGCCAGAAGGCGCAGGACGCGATGGACGCGAAGGGTGACGACAATGGCACTGAAAATTAACGATACCATCCGGGCAACGAGAGTGGGCGGCAAGCGTCCGATCTCGGCTATCCGGGCAATCGTGTTCCACTACACGGCCAATACCGGCCTGCACGCGACGGCGCTCGGCAATGCCCGATACTTTGCCAACGGCTCCGAGGGACGCCCCGCGTCGGCACATTTCGTGGTAGACGAGGGCGATACCGTTTACCAGTGTGTGCCACTGAACGTGGTGGCGTGGGCGGTTGGCGACGGCAGGAGCGGCAAATTCGGCAAGGTGTATAGCAACTACAACACCGTCAGTATCGAGATGGTGAGCCACACGGACGCTTCTGGCAAGTATTACATTCCGGAAGCGACGATGCGCAACGCTGCGCGGCTCTATCAGATGTTGCTGAAGCGGCTGCCGGGCGTGCAGGCCGCAATCCGGCACTACGACATTTCGATGAAACTGTGTCCGCTGCCGCTGATTGACGAAAAGAAATGGGCGGACTTTAAGAAGCTCTTGGAGGAGGTGGACGAAGTGGTAACAAAGGCAAAGATGATCATTGACGGAAAAGAGATCGAGGTCGAACGGATCTTAAAGGACGGTACGAATTATATTAAAATTCGCGATATTGCAAAGGCGCTGGATCTCGAAATATCGAACAAGGGCAATGTCCCGATCCTGAATCACAAAGGAGGCTAAACGATGCGGCGCGGCTGGCCAGACTTGCCGCGCAGCGAGTGGGAGCGTTTGATCTCTGAATGGATTCTAAAGGATTCGTACCGCGACATCATGCGGCGATACCTCTGCGACGGATGGACGCAGGAGAAGATCGCAGAGCGCGCGGGGCTTTCTCTCAACGGTACAAAAAACATCATCAAGCGGTGCACGGACGCACTTTCCGCGCACATGTAAACAGGCAGACACGGCATGCGCTGTGTCTGCCTCTTTTTTGTGCCTTTTTTGGCCTTTTTCTGGCCCGGACGTTGGCTGTTTCGTGACGGACTTTTCCCTCATACTGAACGTAGGAACTGGCCGGTTCACTACATTTTTTGGAGGGAAACTCTATGGAATACGCAAGCAACGGCAAGGGGAATCTCGGCGTGACGCTCGGCGCGATCGGCACGGGCCTCGGCGTGTTTGGCGGCGGTCTGAGCAACCTGTTCGGCGGCTGGGGCGCGAATCCGGCTGCAGCGGCGATGGCTGCAAGCAACAGCGACAACCATCTTGTCAGCCGCTATGAGGCGTCTCAGGCGGCACGAATCGCAGAGCTGGAAACGGAAGTAAAGCTCCGCGATGCGAACACGTACACGGATCAGAAGATGCTCGAAATGTACAAGTACACGGATGGGCGACTTCGCAGCATCGAAGAGCAGCTGTGCCAGCAGCGTGTCGTCAACGCGCAGACCGTGGCGAACCTGTCCTGTATGCAGAACGAGCTGGCTACGCTGTCGGGCCTGACCAAGACGGTGATCCCCATCAACAACGTCTGCCCGGAACCGATGCAGCGTTATAACAGCTGGACGGCTCCGACCACGACCACCACGACGACTTAAGCAAAAAGGGGCGGCAATAGCCGCCCCACCTTAAAAATGGAGGTAAACCAATATGGTGACGATAGATCAGGCCATGCGCGGCGTGGCGAAATACGCCGACGACGAGATTATTCCCCATCTGCCGATGGGCAAGGGCATTGGAGCCGGGATCGCGCTGGCGCTCATTATGGACGGCGGAAAAAGCCGCATCCTCGCGCTGAAAGACCATCCGGCAGTGCAGATGATGGGCATTATGGACGCAGAGGGCAACATTGACCTCGACCGGCTCTACAACGCCGCGAGGACGCGCGTGGACGGCAAGAAGATCCCGCTGACCATCCCGGTCATTGGGGAGCTGCGGTTCGATGTGAACGACGTCGACCGGCTTTACAAATACATTCAGGAGGCTTGACATGGGAAAAGAGCATTATATCGAAGAACTGAAACGGCAGCTGCATGAGATCATGGAGCGCCCGGTGACGCTTGGGCGCGCGGAAGAAGTCATGGTGTACGCGGACGCCATCTGTGCGCTGCACAAACTGGACGATGACCATTTTCGTGAGTCCACGAAAATGATGGAATTCACCCGCGAGGATGCTGAAAAGTGGGTATCGCACATGGAGAACGAGGACGGTACGACCGGCGCACACTGGACGATGGAGCAGACAGATGCTGTGGCCAACATCACAGGTGTTCATGCGAAGTCCTGCGTCTGGTGGGCGGCAATGAACATGATGTATTCGGACTATTATTCCGTGGCGTCGAAATACGGCCTTGATAGGCCGGAGTTCTACGCCGACCTTGCAAAAGCGTTCCTCATGGATAAGGACGCCGGAGGCCCGGAGGCGAAGATGGCCGGGTATTATCATGGGGTTGTAGCGAGAAAGAATTAAGATTTTGCCACGAAATTGGACACGAAAAATAAAAAGCGTTGAAAATACTAGTGTTTTAGGCAAATATAAACGGGTTCAAGTCCCGCCTCGCGCACCAATTACGAGAAACCAGCAATCAGTTGAGATTGCTGGTTTTTCTTTTATTCTCAACGGGTTTCGCCATTTTTACAGTCTGTAATTCCATACGTTTGTCCTCGTTTTCATACTGGAATATCGCAAATCTGGACGCGAATTTGGCCACGAAATTGGCCACGATATTTGCCACGGACTTATATGTCCTTGTCAAAAAACGAAGTGATGGCAGAGACGGACTTTGATACGTCGGATTCTGCAACATGGGTATAGATCTTTCTCATGGTCTGGTAATCTGCCCATCCGCCAATTTGCATAGCAACCTTCTCAGATACGCCGAGATGGTAAGCAAGGGAGCAGAATGAATGGCGGAGACCGTGCGTTCCGATAAGCGGTAAGCTGTTCTCTGCGCAGATGCGGTTTACTTGTGACCAGATTGTGTTTGGGTTGCAAGTGACCACAAATTCCCCTGTCCTTGTCGCAGCGGTCAATAGAGATTTTAGGCGTGGGATCATGATTGGAACCGTTCGGCGGGAAGAAGCGTTCTTGTTGTCTGGCTTATTGACAAGCTTGTTTTCTGAATCGTATACACTGGAACCGCGAATGTGGATTAGTCCATTTTTCAGGTCGACATTTTCCCACTTCAGACCCATAATTTCAGAACGACGGAGCGAGTGCAGACCGAGCAGCGCGGGAATTTCACAAGGCTGTCCCTCAATAGCGTTAATGAATATGTGGATCTGCTCTGGCTGCAAGAACGGGTGTTCGTTTTGAACAGGCTTTGGAAGATACACGACATATGTTTTCCCTGTTGCATATTTGATTGCGGAGGATACAAGCGCCCATGAATTCTTAATTGTTTTTGGACTTACAGATTCTGAATTGACTGCTTTCTGACAGATTGCGTCTGTTAGCTCGTCGATGTGCAGATTCATTAGTTCGGGGAACCGGTTTTGCTTGATCGTTAAATATCCGCGCCTCGTAGATGGCGATATCGATTTTTCGTTTGCGGAAAGGTAATTGTCAATCGCGGCGGAGACGGTGTTCTTCTCGCTTTCTTTCTTTGGCATGGTATATCCGAGCTTGCAATCTTTTGCAAGCTTTTCTGCTTCGGATTTTGTTGTGGCTGTGAACGAGCAGCGTTTTCCGTCGATCATAACGCGGCAGCGCCAAGAACCAGAGGGCAGCTTCTCCGCATCCGGTACGTTTATTTTTTTCATTCTTTTCCCTTCTTCTGCTGTTTCGTGTTGTGGATGATCGACCATGCGATGATGGCAACTGCGGCAACGATCATGCAGAGCACGATCCATGCCGCAGGCTGCAGGGACCCATTTATGATAAACCCGACGTCTGAGACGCGGAAGTCCAGAACGAGGTAGATCAGCAAGGTAAAGGCCATGACGGCACAGGAGCACATCAGAGTATAGATCACAGGGCGGCGCGTTTTGAGCTGCGCACGGAGAAAGTCTGCCTTTTCTTTTTGGTGGGAGACTTCCAACTTCAAGTTTTCAACTTCGCCGATGAGTTCGACATTCTGAACTTTCAATGCATGGTTCTCGGATTCCAGCATTCGGTTTTCCCTTGTGAGTTGTTCGTCCGGGCTTGGCTCCGGCATTGTGATTCCGTAATGCTCATCCACCGATACGCCAAACTCTTTGCAGATCAAGGCGACAGTTTCACAGGAGGCGTTCGGAATCTCTCCACGGAGGAATTGCGCAACGGTTCGCTCTGATTTTCCGGTTGCGTCGGCAAGGTCTTGATTTGTAATTCTTGGATTCGATGTTTCTTTGATTTCTCGACATTTTTCGTATAATTCTTGTGACATAAACCAGATTCCTTTCCAAAAAGTACATGATTCTTCCTCTTAAAACAAAGAATACTTTCTCGACAAATCGCCTCCTGAAGAGTACGCTGAATGTGCAAGCAAGCTCCCACTCGCTTGCGGTAAGCCGAAGCCCCGCCGCCGGGGAGATTCGACGGCGGGGTGATCTCAACCATAGTCCTATGGTTGACGCCTTGACCTGTCAAGGCGTTATTCCCACCTGAGACGTTAATCGTGGTACTTCATAATGAGCTTCGGGACGGTGACATTTCCGCCAAGCACAGAGATATATGTTGTAACGCCGTCACACTCCCCATAGCAGGTGATATAGTCGCCCTCAAGGATGCGGCTCTCCCCTTCTGGCCGATTGTAAGATACATACCAGATGCCATCAGAGGTTTCAACGCGGAAGTCAACTGAATTGGTGCTGAATAAGTCAAGCGCATCCTCTGAAACCTGAATAACGGTGCCTGAAAACATTACCTTTTCACCGTCATAGCTATCCGGGTTCCGCGCTACGTCGTTATACAAAACGGCATCACATTTCGCGATATAGTTTTCTCTTGAAACCACTTCATTTTTATCGTCCGTTTCCGCTTGTGCCTCAGGCGGTGCATCCGAAACCGCGGAACTTCCGAAACTCGATGCGTCTTCTACTGCGGCCTCGCTATTTGGCATATCCATGATACGCTCTTGAATGATCGTCACAAGAAGCAGCGTTACAAGGATAGCAATGATGCCACCATCTGAAATCTTTTGTATGTGACGCGCACCGCAGGAAGGGCATTTCCTAGCCTGCTTGCTGATTTCTTTTCCGCAAGTGCGGCACACGTCTTTCCGGTTCTTCGCGCGGCAGTTTGGACATTTTCGCAACCGCTCGTTGAATACCTCTCCGCACATCGGACAGGTCACGTAATACACCGACCTACTCATATCATACTCCCTCTAATTTCCCTCTAATTTCTCTTTATCTATCATAATCCATGTCCGATAGTACGGACATTTCAAGATTATGCGCATAGAATTTGGGACACCAATCTTGTGCAAAATGCAAGTTGACTAAATAGAACGAAAGTTCTAAAATACAAATACTGCCTCAGATAACAGAAAGGAAAACGCGCATGGAAAAGATTAAAGAACAATACGAGAAGTCGAATAATGCCTATGCGCAGTTGAGCGCAGAGAACAAAGAGAAAATCAATCTTCTGATTTCTGAGATGCTAGAAAGGCAGCAATCGCAGCATCAATAGCAGCGCGATTCGCTGCATTCAACTTCAAATAGTCTGGGTTCATCATATTATCGGCCTCATCCTCCGGGATGGGGCCTTTTTTTATACCCTTTTCGTCCGTTTCGCCTTTAAGCCATTCAACGGAAACGTTGTATTTAGCTGAAACGACATACAGGTAATTCCGATATGACTTTGTCTTCCCACCTTCCCACTCAGAAACAATGTTCGTCGGTGCACCAATGGCTTCACAAAATTCCTTTTTCGCTCCGTGAACATATTTTCCATTCTCTTTTTTAGGGATGAGAGAAAGCATCCGTTTTAGCATAATGTCCATACCATCACCACAGGAATTGTGCAATTCTACAAAAACTAGAAAACTCTAATTTTTATATTGCATTATTAGAATTTATGAGGTATCATATGGATGTACCAATCAGAGGGTACAACAAGGCAGCCCCTCAAAGAGCGGCGATTTTTAATGATTCCTGACAAATTCATTGTATCACTGCTCTTTGAGGCTGTCAATATGAAACCTCATAATTATGAGGAAATAAGAAGAGGGTGAAAATGCTTGAAATTCAAGGAACTGCGGCTTGCGGCTGGTCTTACACAAGCCGAGGTTGCAAAAAAAC